CAGCAGCGTCTGGCCGAGAATGACCTGACCGGACATATCCTTGAAAAGCAGGTGGGAGACTGGACGCATTTGTGCCTGCCCATGAAGTTCGAGCGGGACCGCAGCTTTACCACGGTGATTGGCTGGGAAGACCCCCGCAAGGAAGAAGGCGAGCTGCTCTGGCCCGACAGGTTTGGGGAGACCGAAGTTAGGATGCTAGAGAAGACGCTTGGCCCGTGGGCGGCGGCTGGTCAGCTCCAGCAGCGGCCTGAGCCCAAAGGCGGCGGTGTTATCAAGCGGGACTGGTGGCAGCTCTGGCCTAGCGATAACTATCCCCCGGTGGAATATATCATTGCCTCTCTGGACTCGGCTTACACGACCAAGACCGAAAACGACTATTCCGCCCTGACGGTCTGGGGNATCTTTTCGGGGTCCAATACTGTCGCGGCCACCAAGTACGTCAACCGGGAAAGCGGCCTCATAGACCAGAGCGAGCAGACGGTCCTGTTTGATAAGGCCCTAGAGCAGCGGTTCCAGATCAAGGTTGGCGGGGACGAAAACACCATCCCCAAGGTCATGTGCATGATGGCGTGGGCCGAGCGGCTGGAACTGCACGACCTGATCAAGAAAGTGTCCGAGACCTGCAAGACCTACAAGGTGGACAAGCTGCTCATTGAGAACAAAGGGTCCGGTATTAGCGTGGCTCAGGAGGTCCGCAGGCTTTATAGCCATGAGAGTTTTGCGGTGCAGCTTGTTGATCCCAAGGGGCAAGACAAACTGGCCCGCTTGCATTCGGTTTCCCATTTGTTTGCCGAGGGCATGATCTACGCCCCCGACCGAGACTGGGCGGACAAACTAATCACGCAGGTCAGTCAGTTCCCGCGCGGTAAGCACGATGACCTTGTCGATACGGTCTCGATGGCGATCAGGCATCTGCGTGATGCAGGGTTATTGGTTCGTTCACCTGAGTGGGCGGCGGAAGTAAAGTCCGCGATGACGCACACGGGCAATGACTTGAAGCCGTTATACTAGTGAGCAAGCAGCATTGGTGGTATGTTCGGTTACTCGCATTTAAAGGTAACCCATGCCGCTCACGCCGGGCTTGAGCCCTTCTATACGCCAGCCAGCACCAGAAATTGGTGATGATGAACCTGTAGCTGTTGAGATCATCGAGGGTGGTCCCGACAAGCCCAAGGAAAATGACGACGGCAAGATTCTTGAGATTGAGCATGATGATGGCTCTATCACCATCAGCCTTGATGGCAAGTCTCTCGGTGAAGATGAGGAGCGCGGGCCCACAGATTGGTTTGACAACCTTGTCGAAGACATCGAAGAGGCTGAGCTTGACCGCATTTCCGGCGATCTCACGCGCGGCATCGGGGATGATCTGGAAAGCCGCAAGGACTGGATCGAGGACCGCACCAACGGCCTGAAGCTCATGGGCCTGAAGGTTGAGGTTCCCGGTCTGGGTTCCTCCTCTGACGGTGCACCGGTCGAGGGTATGAGCCGCGTCCGGCATCCGCTTTTGCTTGAAGCGGTGCTGCGGTTCCAAGCCAACGCCCGTGCTGAAATGCTACCGGTCGATGGTCCGGTCAAGATCAGGAACGACGACAACAACGCCTCCCTGCAGGAAGACCAGCTCGCCAACGCTCTGGAGCGCGACCTGAACCACTTCCTGACGGTCACGGCGAGCGAATACTACCCCGACACGGACAGGATGCTGTTAATGTTGGGCTTCGGCGGCACGGCGTTTAAGAAGGTTTACTTCTGCCCGCTACGCAATCGCCCGGTCTCTGAGACCATCGACGCCGACGACTTGATCGTGAACAGCTCGGCCACTGACCTGAAGAACGCCAAGCGCATCACGCACCGTTCTATGCTGCGCCCGTCCACGGTGAAGCGGCTGCAGATACTGGGTGTTTACCGGGATGTGGACCTTTCCACGCCCAATATGCCCAGTCTTGATAGCTTGCAGCGGGAAGAGAAGTCCCAACAGGGCATCCAGCCGGAGAGCAGCAACCCCGAGGACCGGGACCGGGAAATCTACGAGGTTTACTGCGAGCTGGACATCAAGGGCTACGAGCACAAGCTGCGTGGCAAGGAAACCGGTCTCGAAATCCCGTACCGTGTGACCATCGACGTCAGCTCCAAGAAGATTTTGTCCGTTGTCCGCAATTACGACGAGGACGATCAGGAGCTGCCCGAAGCCAAGAGTAACTTCGTCAAGTACACTTACATCCCCGGNCTAGGGTTCTATGACATCGGCCTGCTTCACATTTTGGGGAACACCACCAATGCCGTTACCGCTGCATGGCGCGAATTGCTGGACGCTGGCATGTACGCCAACTTCCCGGGCTTTCTCATGGCGGACACGGGGGCGCGACAAAACACGAATATTTTCCGGGTGCCGCCGGGAGGTGGTGCGCTTGTTAAGACGGGCGGGCTTCCGATAAGTCAGGCCATCATGGCTTTGCCCTATAAGGGCCCGGATCAGGCCCTTATGGCGCTGGTGGAAAACATCAGCCAGACCGGCATGAGAGTTGGCGGAACATCTGAGCAACCCGTGGCCGAGGGTCGGGCGGACGCCCCGGTGGGGACCACTCTGGCTATGATCGAGCAGCAGCAGAAGATTTTGAACTCGGTCCACAAACGCATGCACTCGGCGCAGGCCGAGGAGTTCCGGCTTTTGGTGCAGTGCTTCCGGGATCACCCGGACAGCTTCTGGCAGCGGAACAAGAAGCCCGCAAGGCAGTGGGACGAGCAGACCTTCCTGCAGGCTATTCATAACTACGAGATCACGCCGCAGGCCGACCCCAATACGGCTTCGCACCTGCAGCGCATCATGAAGGTCATGGCCCTGAAGCAGCTTCAGGCCGGTAACCCCACGATGTACGACCCTGTAGCCATCGACACAGCGGCTCTGCAGGCGATTGGGTGGGGCAACCCTCAGCAGTTCCTTGCGCCGCCGCAGGCTAATGCCAGCCCGCCCCCTGAGCTTCTCAAGATGCAGTCGGACACCCAGAACCAGACCAAGATCGCGGACGCTAGGGTCATGGAGGCCCATACGCGGGCCAAGACTGCCGATGCCAAGGCGCAGACCGACGCACAAAGATACCAGACACAGGCGGCTTATGATGGTGAGCGCCTCAAGCTGGATAACGCCAAGACCCAGTCCAGCATCGTCAAGGACCACGGCGATATGCAGAACAAGGAGGAAGAGCGCAAGTTCCGCGAGCGTCTGGACCTGATTGATCTGGCCCAGAACCTTGCGGTTCACCCCCTGAGCGCCCCCGTTGTGGCCCCGCTGATCAGGCCGGTGGCCGATGACTTGGGCATGACCGGCCCGCAGAGGGCTGGGCTTGTTCCGCCTAGGGGCCGCTAATGTCTAAGGACATCCGCAAGGCTTTGATGATTGCGTCAATGACGAGCAACGATCCCGAAAGTCGGGAGACGGCTAAAAACATTGCTCAGTCAACATATAAAGTTCCTACGGATACAACTTTTAAAGGTAATACATATTTTGGCATTAAGCCGACTATGGCCGCTTCTGACGTTAAGACTACCGTAAAAGGTATTCCCGGGGCAGAGCCGCTTCCAAAAAACGAAATCTCTTGGGACGATTTTTACAAGACAGCTAAGGGTGGTACCCTTATGGCGCTTGGCGGTGACAGGTCACGTCTTGGCAGGTTGACGCACATCAATGGTGAAAAGCTGGCTTGGCCTGTGGACCTGCATGCTGGCGCTGATTACATGCTTGAGCCCAACAAAGGCGCGGTCTGGGCTAATGCAGCAGGCACTTCTAGCACACTGAGAAATCGTATTCTTGAGGCTAGTAAACGCGGTCCCGTCTACGGGGCATTTACCCCTATGGGGCCTAAATCTGTGGACTCATCGTTCCAGATGTCCGATGCGGTTTTGTCTCAAATTGCCGCTAATATGCCCGACAAAAAAGCTAGAAAGCTGTTCGATGAAGCCATTAAAGGCGGTCATTACGTCGGAGGGCAGCGAGACGAAGACATAGCGTATAGACTTAAAGAAATGGAGCGCATGAGGCGGTGGCCCGGAATAAATAACCCGGAACATGCGCGGCATTTCATAAAGCAAAATATGCCGGGTGCTTCTCGAAGCCTACTAATGAAGTACATGGATAAGGCCGGATGGAATAAATTGGGCTTTCCTCACATCGGTACAACCCGAGTAGCCATTACTGCTCCAGAGCTGCTCAATGTTGGCGGCAACATGATCGGGCACCGAATTGTTCAACTTAGCCCGGAATCTATTTCTCCAACGGCATTTGAGCACAATACTTACCCCGACGTCACAGCAGGTAAGTATGTTGGCGACGTCCCTTTAGTACAGCGGCACTATGCTGCCCCTGATGTCATGGAAACATTTGCTGCAAACCCGAAAGGCAAAAAGGAGCCAATCATTTTGCACCCTTATTCGGTAAATCCGAATGCGCGTAGCGGTTCCGGTAAAATGTTTGAAGCTCAGAATGTAATGCAGCCGATCAACGAACGTATGATTGAGAGTGTTAATAATGGGCTAGAAATGCAGGGCCAGTACGGCTTTGCTGATGGCGGAGAAGTAGATAACAAGGACGTTATTAAGACTGCTTTGCGTCTTGGTGAAGATGCCTCCAGCATTCCAGCCTTGAATGAAACAAAAAGAATGATGCAGTTTCATAGCAAGTTTCTTGACGAGATTAGGTCTCGCAGCAAGGAAATGGCTGAATCTGTTAACAGGCATCGTGAAGCTGGTAACTTACCGTTTAACATTGGCACGAGATTTACTACTGAGCACAGTAGGACCAATGGCTTGCCGCCATATATTGTCACTGGACATTATGTAAACGGTAAGAACCCCGAAGGTCATTACGGGTATCATGTACGACGCGAATTTGGTCCTGACGACATTGAGGAAAGCCAACTAGCTGTTAGAAATCCTAATTTAGAAAAATATCACACTCCTGAAGAGTGGGAGAACCTTATTTGTGGGTATCAGCCTATGACTGGTCCCAAGATAGTTAAGGCCACCGGCGGCTACATTCACGACCCTGCCCGCCACATCCGCAAAGCGCTGATGATCGCTAAGGCCGAAGGCGGGGATGTTGATGAGCCTAATCCTAGCGCGGTCATCGGGGGTAACAATCCGCCCGAACCTATGCAACCTCAAAGGAC